GCTTGAAGATACTTTTGAAAATGTACCACCTGATCGTAGATCTGTCATGGAAGAAATGTATGCACCTATTATAGAAGAACAAAAAATCATAGAAGCTACCCAAAAAGAAATACAACAAACTGCAGCTAAAATACAAGACTTAATTGAACAAGGTAGAGTGGATGAAGCTGAAGCTTTAGCTGAGTCTTTAAAAGATTTTCAAACACAATTAAAAAGTACAGACAGTGCTTTGGATGCAACTATCATTCCACCAAACAGAACTTTAAATGCTAAGGGTGGCCGTGTTGGTTTAGAAAATGGTGGTGGACCAAAAATAGGGCGCCGTGCTTTCTTAGGCGGTTTAGGTGCAGGTATTGCTAGTTTATTTATTCCACGTGGTGCTGCTAAAGTTGCAACCACTGCAGCGAAAGCTGCACCAGAAATCGCTGCTCAAGGTATGCCGAATTGGTTTCCGTTATTAGTTAATAAAATTAAAAAACAAGGTAAACAAACTAAAGTTGCTACAGGTGGTCGTAATCCAGAAAATGTATACACATTAAAAGACGGTAACACTGAATATATTTTAACTGAAGATGCAATAAATGGTAGTATGGACGTATCTACACGTGGCGATGATTACCAACAAGTTAGCTTTGAGTATATTCCACCAACAGAATATCGTCGACCTGACGGTAAAGCTTTTACCGAAGATTCTGAATTTTATGCTAGTGAGTTTCTGAAAGGTGGAGACAATTTTTCTGATTATGAAAACACACTAGGCGGCATTGACGATTTAAAACTAGGTATTAATTCAATAGAAGAATTTGCTAAAGCAGGCAATAAAACCCCAGCAGAAAGATTAGATGAGATAGCGGCAGATTTTAAAACAGCCACCACTAAAGAAGACATTGATGGATTTGCAAAAGGTGGCAGAGTAGGTTATAAGAATGGTGGTGGGGTTGGAACCTTATTTAAGGAGAAAAGGACATAATGGCTGAAATAGATAATGTACGTGGTAAAATTAATTTACCCGGACCAGAAGAACTAGCTCAAGACATAGAACTACCTCAAGAAGAAGAGGCTAAGGGTCCAATTGAGATTAATGAAATGGAAGACGGTGGAGTTGAAATAGACTTTGACCCAGCTGCAATGGTAGCAGAAGGCGGCGACGATCCACGTGCAAATTTAGCTGACTTACTAGACGAAGATATTTTATCTAGTTTAGCTTCTGATTTACAAAGTGAGTATGAAGATAATAAATCAGCTCGCGACGATTGGGAACAAGCTTACACTAAAGGTTTAGACTTACTTGGTTTTAAATACGAGAATCGTACCGAACCATTTGCCGGTGCATCAGGTGCAACCCACCCAGTGCTAGCAGAAGCAGTTACGCAGTTTCAAGCTTTAGCTTACAAAGAATTATTACCCGCAGGTGGACCTGTGCGTACTAGAGTTGTTGGTAAAATAGATGATGTTAAACAAGCGCAAGCTGATCGCGTCAAAGACTTTATGAACTATCAGCTAATGTGTGAAATGACTGAGTATGAACCTGAGTTTGATCAAATGTTATTTAATCTACCACTAGCTGGTTCTACTTTTAAAAAAGTTTACTATGATGAAACTAAAGCTCGTTGCGTATCTAAATTTGTACCGGCAGAAGATTTAGTTGTACCTTACACTGCGTCTTCGCTAGAAGAAGCTGATACTATTATTCATGTTTTAAAAATGTCTGAAAATGATTTACGTAAAAACCAAGTTAGTGGTTTTTATAGTGACATAGACTTAGGTAAACCAAACTATAAAGAGAGTGAAATACAAGAAAAGAAAAATAATCTAGAAGGTACGGCTACTACCAACCGAGATGAGATTTACACGTTACTAGAATGTCATGTTGCTTTAGATCTTGACGGGTTTGAAGAAATGGATGAAGACGGTGAACCTACTGGAATTAAATTACCTTACATTGTAACCATAGAAGAAGGTAGTAATGAAGTTTTAGCTATTCGTAGAAACTTTAATGCGCAAGATCCATTAAAAAAACGTACAGATTATTTTGTACATTTTAAATTTTTACCAGGCTTAGGTTTTTATGGTTTTGGTTTAATCCACATGATCAGTGGTTTATCCAGAACTGCAACTGCAGCGTTAAGACAATTACTTGATGCTGGTACCTTAGCTAACTTACCCGCAGGATTTAAACAACGTGGCATACGGGTTAGAGACGAAGCGCAACCATTACAACCAGGTGAGTTTAGAGATGTTGACGCGCCGGGCGGTAGACTTGATGACGCGTTTAAAATATTACCATTCAAAGAACCATCACAAACACTACTAGCCTTAATGGGCCAAGTAGTACAAGCCGGGCAGAGATTTGCAAGTATTGCAGATATGCAGGTTGGTGATGGCAATCAATCCGCAGCAGTCGGCACGACCGTTGCTTTATTAGAACGTGGCTCGAGAGTTATGTCTGCTATTCACAAACGTTTATACGCAAGTATGAAACGTGAGTTTATGTTACTATCAGATTGCTTTGGAACTTATTTACCACCTATCTATCCATATGATGTGGTTGGTGGTGAAAGACAAATTAAACAAGCTGACTTTGGACCAGCAGTAGATATAATACCAGTTGCTGATCCAAACATATTTTCACAAACCCAACGTATTAGTGTAGCCCAAACGCAATTACAAATGGCGATGTCTAATCCACAGATGCATAATCTGTATACGGCTTATCATGATATGTATGAAGCGCTAGGTATTAAAGATATTGATCAATTATTACCACCACCACAATCACCACAGCCAGTGGATCCAGGACAAGAGCATATAGCCGCGTTATCAAACAAACCATTCCAAGCTTTTCCAGGACAAGACCATACTGCACACATGAAAGCGCATTTAAGCTTTATGGGAACTATGATGGTGCGTACTAATCCGCAAATATTGGCCTCAGTACAGAAAAACATCATGGAACACATCAGTTTAATGGCTACAGAACAGGTACAGTTAGAATTTAAAGACGAAATAGCGCAATTAGAGCAACTTTCACAACAAATGGCACCTATTTTACAGCAACAACAGCTAAATCCAGCCGCAATGCAACAAAATCCGCAAGTTATGCAGATGCAACAGCAACAACAGATGCTAAATGAAGCTATGGAGTCAAGAAAGGCGCAATTAGTGGCTGAAACCATGGATGAGTACCTAAATGAAGAGAAAAAGGTGCTAAATACCCTTGGAAATGACCCATTATTGCAGTTAAAAGCCGATGAATTACAGCTAAAAGCACGTGAAGAAGCACGTAAAAAAGAAGAATCTGAAGACAAATTAGCGATGGAAAACTTGAAATTACTGCAAGCAAAAGAGATTGCTGAAGATAAATTGCAACAAGATGATGAACATGCTAAACTACGGGCTTCGGTTTCTTTAGCTAAAGACGGTATTAAAGAAATGAAAGCAACAGTAAAAGAGATTAACTAATGGCATTTACTACTGGTCCAGATTTTTTAACAGGTATACTTGGTGCATCTAATTCAAGTAATATTTTTGATTCTAATTCAGAAGCTAATTTCGGTAATTATCAAGGTCTCGATGCTTTTGAAAATCGCTATGGTCAACTTATCGGTGATGATGGTTTTTTAACAAATGGTATTGTTAACACAGCGTTTTATGATACTGATAATGACGGTATTGACGATAGATATCAATCTGGTCCAGGTCAACCTAGAGCAGGTTCTAACCCTAACATTGGCCCTATTTTTGGTGGTGGCAATCTACCTCCAAATGCTGGTGGCGGTGATAACCCAAACAGCCCAATGAACAATAGACCTGTTGCTGACTATAACCCTAATCTTGTTGGACAATATGTTGGTTACAATAACCCAGAATATGGAATGGGGCTTACTTATAATAATAGTTCTAATGTTGATCCTGCTAACGAAACTGGTTTCTTAGAAGGTTTTGATATAAAAAATTTCTTACCTGGATCATTTATTGCCAAAGGACTTGCCAAAGGACTTGGTGCTTTAGAAAAAAACTTCTTTCCAGAAACTCTTAAAGATAATCTTGATAAACTAACCCCAGAAGCATTTAAAGAACGTTATGGTGACTTCATGGATAAGTATGGAACAGAACAGGCACCTCAAGATATAAACTATGATTTTAATGACGAAGCAATAAAAAGTTTTTTAGATAGATATCAAAAAAATCTTTCTTATTCAGACATAGGATTAGAATATGCTGATGATATTAGAACAAAAAAAGCCAACATATATAGTAATCTTACAGATGTAGACCCAACTTTAGCTAAACAATTAGATCCAACCTTAAGTTTGGCTAATTACGAAGACACCGCTATGAACATGACAAATCAATACAACACTGCAATTCAACAGCAAGCAGAACGAGAAGCACGAGAAGCACAAGCAGAGCAAGACCGAATTAATAATGCAGTAGAATCAGGTTATCTTGGCTTTGGTCAAGATGAAGACGGAAACTATAGAGGTTTAGTAACAGGAGGACCTTTGGGGACATATGTTAATACTGGCTACAATCCTAATGTACAAAATGAAAACTATCATAATATGTTTAGTCAAGCTGAAAAAGAAGCAGCAAACAATTTAGGCGCCATGCAACAAAGTTACGGTTCAATAGCTGCAGGCCTTAACGCACAAGCTGCAAAAAACAAAGCAAGACGAGACAAAAATAAAAATCAAGGTAGTGGTAGTAGTGGTAGTAGTGGTAGCAGCAGCAGTGGTAGCAGTAATAGTATTGGTGGTTGTTTCATAAAAGGCACTATGGTTGAAATGGCTGACGGCACTGAAAAAGAAATTACTTCTATTAACGTAGGTGAAGAAACTAAAGGCGGTACCGTACAAGCTAAAATGGAATATATGCCGCACAGTATATATGATTATAAAGGGGTTAAAGTTTCTGGTTCACATTGGGTGATGGAAGATGGACAATTTACTGAAGTTGAAAATAGTAAGCATGCTGTATTAACTGATATGATTGAACCAGTTTATAATTTTATGACAAGCAAACATAGAATATTTATTAAAGGTGTTGAGTTTGGTGGATTCTACTCACAAGATCCAGATTATTATGAGCCTTACTTTAAACAAGAAAAAATTAAAATTAACAAAGAACTTAGTGAAAAAACAACCTAGTAAAGTTAAGAAAAAAGTAGTAAGATCCAAAAAACTAAACAAGGAGGTCAACATGATCGACATAGTAAAAAATAAAGTTATGGGCATTTGGAATGGTCTAACTGTAAAGAAAAAAATAACCGCAGGTGTAATTGCTGTAGTAATAGTAATTGCAATCGTTTCATAAACCATAATGTGGTTATCCCTTTTACCAACAGTATTAAAAACAGGTTCGGCTATATTTGCTAACAAGCAAAAAGCTAAGATACTTATGTCTGATGCTGCTTTACTTCACGCTCAGAAAATGGCAAGTGGTGAAGTTGAGTATCAGGCGTCAGTACGCCAATCCAATGACCAAGGTTATAAAGACGAGTTTGTTTTAATATTGGTATCAGCGCCAGTATTATTATTAATTTGGTCGGTTTTTTCTGGAGATCCA